ACTGTATCATTTGCACCAACGGCTAATCTTGAAACTGTATCTGCTGCGGTTGCTGCAATAATGTCGCCTTTAGCATCAACGATGGTTTTAGCAATTGCTGCTCCAGCATTTGTGAAAACTGTTGTATCAATAGCAGTTCCGAGTGATCGGATTGCTGCTGCACCATCTTTGACCAATGCGGTGTCATCTGGTGTCGTCCAGCTGTAATTAGTAGTGGTTGCCATATTGTCCTATTCTCAGGATACGATTGTAGCGTATTCCCATGTTAATGTTGGATCTAGTGTGTTCCATGCCTCGGTAATTGGCACAGTATTCCAGCGCATCGCCACTTGGCTAAACGCCACCGGTGAAAGGTTGATTGTCAGAAATAACTCATTAAAGCGAGTGCTCCATTTCCAGCCTTCAACATAACCTTCAAAGACCCCATTTGAGATCTGGGTTGGCAGATTTTGGATGTTTAATGGCTGACCCATAAACACACCCAAAAGGTTATCTCGATCACTGTTGTCTATCTCTGGATTAGTTATTGGGAAGGTTATTGATTGAAAAGCTGCTAATGGGAAAGCACGCTGAGCAATGTATCTATCTGCAACTTCCTCTGCATCTGCACCTGAGTGAATAGCTGAGTTAATGCTTTCTGCTTTGTAGCCATATAAAGCAATTGATTCTGGGCTTGTGGCAACTTCTTGTGAATTAAAGTTATTGCCATAATTGATATAAATGTCATTGCGGATATCTGCTGATCTTGTAATTGTTGATAATCCTTGACCTAAAGCATGTTTGGCATCTAGATCCACATAACCATTGGATGCTAAATAAGTCTGCCTGTGGTCTGCATCTGCATAACCGATATCTCCGTTAGGTGCTTCATAAAGATAACCAAATGCGCTATCGGCAATAAAACTTGCAATGTTATAGACAGTATCAGGATCAGCTGATCTGGCTGACATTGTGTAAAGACCAGGTTGATCGATTTCGCCAAGTCCTTGATTTTCTGCATTTGCCCAAGTTATTGTGGGATCGTAAGTCGCCCAAGTTGTAGCTGCTGGAACATCATTCCAAGATCCAAGCAACACGCTTGATAGCAATTCATAAATCTGGTCGCCGTCCTCATCTTGTGAAAGGTTGTCGTTGTAGATTTCTTTGGCAAGTTTCACTAATGAACCCATTGCAAGGATTGTGTAATTGACAACAGTTGCCAATGATCCAGTTGCCCCAACCTCAACAGTTACATCAGTAACATCTCCACCAAATAAATTTATATAAGTTCCGGAACTATCTTTGACTTGCAAACTCAAAGAATCATTAATTTGAAAAGGCAAGGTTTGACCGGATAAGGCAACTAGAGCAACCTGCAAATAAGATGGATTAGGTTGAGTATAAATATCATCTCGACCAGCTTGATGGGCAATATCGCTAATAGCAATGTCGGTGTAATCAACACCAGCAACAGTCAATTTCCAGTCAGGTGTCCAGACCGTCATTATCGAGCCCTAGTTATCCCGCTGTTGTATAGCTGTGGAACTGATCTTGATGCGCTTTGATTTAACACTTTTGCAACGGCTCTCGCAGCACCCTCAGAATCTACTGCTTGAACTGTAATGTTAGTGACCGCTGTTGTTCGGTTCTCTCTAGTGTTTGCCGGAACTGCTGGCAATGGTGCTGCGCCTAACATTCCAGCCTGACTTGCACTTGGGGAAACATTTGGAATGTATCCAATATCTGCTCCGGGTTTAGCAATGTTAATAAATCGAATTGCTTGGTTGGCTAGTTCAGTTAACCCACCAACTACCTCTCTAACGAAATTAATGAATCCTGCAAGAATGCCAGCAAGTCCATTAATTGCTTTGCCAAATGTTTCAGCACCCTTTTGGCTTTGTGCTAGTCCGGCACTTAATCCTTCATCTCCAGTCAATCCTGCAATAAACGCATTTAGTGTTGGGATGCCTGTGGTATTTAAGAAACTAATAAAATCCTCAACTGCTGGAAGTAAAGCAAAACCTAATGATTCTTTAGCTTCATCAAATCCAACTTTTAAACGATCAATCTTGCCTTGAAATGTTTCAGCATTAGCAGCTGCTGCGCCACCATAAAGATCAGACAATTTTTCTTGAACTTGAGTAAAAGATAAGGTGGATAATTCTGCTTTGGATAAACCAAGTCCCAGTCTGCCTAGAGCTATGGTATTGCCATCCTGAGCCCTGCCTAAAGCATTAGCAACAGTTTCAAGTGCTAAACCTCGACCCTTGGCAATGTCTAAAGATAAGTTTAATAATTTTTGGGCTTCGTCAGTATCTTTTGTGGAAACTGCCAAGCGTTGCAAGGCTGGACGCAATTGGTCGTCAGCCACACCAGTTGCTAAAGATGTCTTAAGAATCATCGCCTCGGTTGCCGCTATTTGGGCATCAGTAGCCCCTGTGGCGGTGCGTAGAGCAGCAGCTAACCTTAACTGTGCAGCTTCATCCTCTATTGCAGCCTTGACCCCATCAACGGCTAATTTAGTGCCATAGGCAACGGCAGCAGCAGCAGCGACTGCAAATGCAGCAGCAGCCTTCTTGCCAAACTCTGAAATCTTGCTTGAATTACTTTCGACCGCTTTGTCGGCTTCGCCTAGCTTCTTTTTTAAGTCATCAACATCGGCAAGGATTGATAACTTTAATGTGCGATTACCGGTTGCCATTAGACCCATTCCTTAATAATGCGATTAAAAGCCTGTTCCCACTTGTTAATCAATTCAGGCTGAATTTTGCGAAGGGTTGGATAGATGAACCAACCTCTTGAACCTCTGCCTTGCCGTCCTGAATAAGTAGGGAACTGCTTGAACTTATTAGATCCAAACTCAACTCCACCCCATAGGGTTTGCGTAGTAGCACCACCTGAAAACTTTTGTCTTGCGAAACCATAACGGAACTCACCGATTTTGCTGGACTTAGAGATGCTAACGCCCTCTGCGACTCTTTGCGCAACCTTGCCACTCTTTGTTCTAGTCCTAGCTGCCTGTTTAATTTCCTCTGATGCAAAATACGCCAGAGCAGCAGATTGAGTTCTTGCTTCCTCTGTTGCTTGGTCATCCATAAGTTTGAAAGCCTTGTAAATATCACGCAGATCGTTTTTATTGTATGCAATGGTTTCTTTAGCCATTCCTTGCCTCCAATATCTCGATCGCTGTTAATATGTCATCCGCATCAACCCATTCACTCATTGGTATCTTTGTGGCAATTGCCAACTCAACCAATAATCTGTTTAGGCTTCCTGCTTTATGGCTTTTGGGTTTGCATCACCAACGATGACATCCGCTACTGTTTCCATCCAAATATCCATTGGTTTGATGGGCTTATCTCCTGCGAGTTCACGCTTATGTGCATGATAAGCAAGAAACATAAGATCCCAAATACCCAACTTCTCGGATGCCTGACCAATAGTGTTTCCTGTCTGCTTTTCCCATTTCGCCCACTCAGGTGGTTGGGCAATGTAAGTTGCTTGCTCACCTGAGTTATATTCAATTGTAATTGGTAACTTCATTTGTTTGCTCCCGTTTTATTTTTTAACTAAAGGTTTCGGTTACTGCGCCCTTAGATACTGTGAAAGTGAATGATACTGTCTGAGCATCAATACCTGAACCACCTGCGGTTGGAAACTCTGGCTTTACTGGAAACACAAATTGTGCTCCGGAAGCAGCTGTAAGTGTCATGCTGATGTCTGTATCTGGTGCAGTTTCAGCAGCAGTCCATAGAGCCTCACAAACTGAGTTTGCCTTGCCCCAATCTGCCAACATATCCAATTGGAATGTTCCTGAAATGTTTGTGGTCTTGTAAGCCTCGCCTTCCATGGTCTGATAAACCTGACGCTCATTGACCTTGGTTAAAACTGCGTTTGTCGCCTGTGCTTGAATATCTGTTCCACCTGAAAAAGATAAACCAACATCACGACCGGTAATTACGACTGTTGCCATGATTTCTCCTTATATTGTTTGCGTGTAGTAGGTAGATACTCGAACATCTGCGATTAGCAGCGTTGATGCACCAACTTGAGTAACTGTCGGTCTTTCAACCGAGCTGACAATGTATCCAACTGGAATTACTGCCAGAACACTGATTATTAATTGCTCGATGTTGTCGAGCGATGCGGGGTTGCTGTTATATGCAACTGCAACTGATATTGTAAAATTGATTTTGGCTCTGACATTGGTTTTGCTTATTGTTTCAAATTCTAAGTAAGGTGAATCAGGCACAACCACCACAGCTGGTGGGATTACTGTTTCAGGAACAAATGAATAAACATTTCCTGCGACAACTGATAAAGCGGTTGCTAAAGGTGTTCGGATCTGTTGAAGGATTGTTTCATTAGGCATTTAGAGAGCCATGCTTTCGGTGTCAATATATGAACCAAGCAAACCAACGCACTTATTGAAAAGTGATCGACCCATTCTAAACGGGGTTGGTGAGAAATCTACTCCTTCGATTTGTCCTCCGCCGGCAAGTCTTGCTTGAAAGACTTCGACTGAAACTGTATAGACGGCTGACTGAACAGCTGCGTTTCCAACATAAGTTGATGCGCCAGAAAGGGTAGCAACTCCGGATGGGATGACATTAGCCTCGAGTATATCGGCGTTAGTAATCGATGCTGAAAAGGTATATTGTCCAAGATTGTCTGCCAACACAACTCTTGTTCCGTTGTAAGGTGAACCGCATCCTGTGATGACAACTGATTGCCCTTCGGTAAATTCATGAATTCCTAATGTGGTAAATGTAGCAACATTGTCTGACAATGAAGTTGCTTGAATTGGTGCTTTGAATGTAACAAGCATTGGCAGAATAACAGTTTCTGCTGTGTCAATAATTTGGTTCAAATAAGTGTCGTTATACAAGGCTGATGACACACCAAGGACGGATCGCAACTCGGTGGCTGTAATTATGCTTGGCATGTCATCTCCTTACTCCCATTAATGGATGCCTAGGATCGGGAGCAACCCTAGGCACTCAGTTAAATTACGCTACTGATAATTTGCGGAATGCTGCTGGGTAGCGATTAACTACTGCAACATATCCGTATAGACCGATTTCAACTCGACCATTGGCAACGATGTTTGCACGAATCTCGAAAGTTCCGGACTCATGGAATCGCATTGCTGCTGCTGGATAAACAAGTGCATGCTTAACATTTGCATTGTCACCTGTGTAGTTAGGATCAACGATTAGGTCAAGTCCTGCGACTGTTCCGTTTGTTGAACCTTGTGTGATTAAGCCGGCAGCATTTTGTGGTGCTGCTGCTGCGAATAGTGGACGACCATCTGCAACTGCGCCAAGTAGTCCAGCGAAATCAACGCCATCCTCACCACCTGATGGTGCAACCAATAAGCGGTTTGGTGTGAAGCGCATAACGCCATAAGCATCTGCAATTCCGTCAGCGATTGCTGCATAGATTGTTGAGCCTGTTGATCCTGCTGCTGCCTCTGATGCAATCTTTGCTGCATAAGCATCTGTCTTTTGTGCATAGCTAGCAGCCAACTCACGAATATAAAGATCTAGAAATGATGGGTCTGACCTATCAAGAAGCTCTTGATTTATGACCCCGGCGCCCGCAAACTTGACAACTGAATCCTCTTGAAAGGTGACAGTTGTGTCTGTTGAGCTGTATTCAGCACCCTCTGCTGTCAATGCAACAGTTGCTTGTGTTCCTAATAGCGGAGTGAAAATTTTCATTCCAGCAGCAGGAAGCGGTGCACGCTCGATGCTGTCAATGAAAGGACGGGATGAATCAATAATTCCGATAACATCACGCAAATAATTTGGTGGAACCATTCCTGTGTTTTCAGAAACAGTTGCGATCTGTAATGCTGCAACTAAGTCACGAGCATCGGTGTCGCCTTGAATCGCACGAACCTGTGCGTTTAGATATTGTCCTGCTGTAACATTTGTATCAACACGAGGCTTTGTATATGCCATGTATTGTGCAGTTACAACTGGAGCCTGTGTCGCTTCTACCGCTTCGGTTGCGATAGGAGCCTCAGAAGTAATTTCTGACACTTTGTTCTCCTTTGTTGTGGTTTCCTCAGCGGTTGCTTCGGAATTCTCTGGTGTTTCGCTAGCTGCAACTTCAGCCACTCTTGCGCTGTCGATTGCTGGATCTGTTACAAGTGAAACTTCTTGAAGTGTGCTTGATTTAATTCTTAGCACGCCTTCCTCATTTTTCCATTCATTAATTTTAACGCCTACGCTAAAACCATCACGAAGCCCAGTTGCAGCCTCCTCCAATGCGTCATCCGCACGAAAAGTCTTTGCCAAACGGAATGTTGCTTCCAACCCTGAATCTGTAGCAGTTATATCAATCAGCTTGCCCAATGGCTTTGTTGTTTGGTGCTCAAGTAATAATTTGACAGGCTTTGAAAAATCAATGCTGTCTTTCTCAAATACAGTTAATCCTGCGCTTGTTGAACCTTGCTCATCCCAAGTTACGATCTTTCCTGAGATAGTTCGCTTGTTGGTGTCAGCAGCTGTTATTTCTATTGGGAAACTAATTTTCATCGAATTAGATCCTCCTCCTCTTGGATTTGCTCAACGCTCATTGCGCCAATGCGATTTAGGATTTCATAAACTTGCGCACGTTCTAAAGCAGACCCACGCAAGAAATCATCAATGTCAAATCGAGTTTCAATTCCGTTAGGGCAGAAATCCGCAGCAGATAATCTTTGCTCAATGGCAGTTAAGATTGGTCGAAGTGAAAAGTCAATCAACGCTTTTCTTTCGGCTAAAGTGTTGGTATAAGTCATGCTAGTTGTTTCAGCAGATACGAAACTTGCTGGAATGCCGCTCGCTCTGCTAATTTCCAGAGCCAAGTATTGTCTAGCTTCATTGAGTTGAAGTTTGGCAGGATCAAAACCTAATGCCTGTAATTCAACATCAGCATTTAAGAATGCAGTTGCTCTTGTTGATCTTGACACTCTCCAAGATTCTAAAAGTTTTGTAATCCGCTCTGGAGTAAGGTTTGTGCCATTTGACTTTAATACCATTTGTGGCATTGGCTCTTTAGCATACATTTCAGCTGCTTTTTCTAATTCTGCTGCTGCTTTAATTGTGCGACCTGCTCGATTTAGTATTCCTTCATCTAAACCATTAAATACAATTAAACTACCTAGACCAAATGGCGGAACTCGCTTTCCATCAACTGTGTAGTATTCGATTTCAGTTGAGTTTCCATTTAGTGAAGCAAAAACTCTATTTGGTGCAATTCTTGTCCATGCACGAATTCTTGAAGCATCGGTTGCAGCATAAGCATCCATAACCATTCCATACGCAACTCCGTATAGAAGCAAGTCCTCAGCGATCCACGCATATATTGCTGATCCTGCAACTCTTGGATCTGGTTGCATAATTACTCTATTTGGTCTTACATGCTCATTTGTAAAATGATTGTATTGCTCAAGTGGTAATGAACCGATTGTTGAACAAATTATGTTTCTTGCACGAGCGCCCGAAGGAATCGCCATGTATTGCTCACGAGTTGCGGTTGTGGTTCCAAATAGAATTCCGCCAACTAATTGTTGTGAGTTGTAAGGTGCTAATGCAGCTGCAACATCTACTGGATTTGCTTGCTGATTTGATCTTGCTGTAAATCGATCGAATAATCCCATTAGCACATAATATACCATAAATACAAATTATCCGACTTGAATATCAATCTCCGTTTCAGGTTGTGTCGCAAAATAGGTTGCAAGTGCGGAAGCGACAGCTGCACAAACTGCCACTCTGCTTGCACGCCTTCCAATAACCCAACTGCCATCCCCAAATGGCAACTTGGCTGCTGAAAGTGTTTGTTGGGTCAATTCCTCCTGACCCCCATGCTGTAATCGATGGGAATTTATTGCGCCCAGCCACCGATCACAACTTTCCGCATAGATTGCGCCATCCATGTCGGTTATGGGTATTCCAGCCGGAACTAGCCGACTTGCAACAGCTTGTGCAGTCCGTTTGGAATACGCCACAGTTTGAGTGTTATATCGTCTTACATATGGAGCAATATCATTTGCAACTGCTAAATCATTTAGGCTGTAATCATTTGACCAAGTGTGAAGCAAAACTAAATTAAATCTTTCTCCTGGTAATTTTTGAGTTGCAACTAATGCGCCAAATTTTCTATCAGGCGATAAATCAAGTCCTAGCCAAGTTGGTGCTTCCGGATCTAAAGGTATTGGATCGGTCTGACATAAACCCCACTTTTGTGCATCGATCGCTGAATTAATTGTATCTACCCATTGCGCTAAAACCTCTGTGCGCACAATATCTGGAGGATCATTGATAACGGCTTTTAAGTTGTCTGGATGAATTGTAATTCCTAATGATGGATTGGCTTGAGCGAAAGCATCCCAATTAATCTCGCCTGACGGAAGCAAGATAGGTGCATCGGGTTCAGCACTCCACTCAAACCAACCAATCGGATCGTTAGTCGTGGCTGACGCTAACGCCCTCTCACGCAGTTTGTTCAAAATTACTGAATGTTGGTCGCCAGCCGAGCTATAAATCCATACCTGCGGATTCTTAGCAGCCATCATGGAATAACGCATTGATGACCAAGCATCCTCATCCTTGTATTCTCTTAACTCATCAAGATGTATGGTTTCAGGTTTGCTCAAACCTCTAGCTGCATTATTGGCAGCCTTTACAACAAATCGCCTATTGCCAAACAATTCGATTTCCTCTGCGCCATGTTGCCATCGGATTTTCTTTACTTCCTTTTCAAGTTTTGGATTTGTTTCAATTAAGCCAACGATCTGTCTAAAGGTTTCAAGTGAGGTTGTAAGTCTATGAGCTGAGGCAAGTTGCAAACCTTCACCCCATACAAACATGCCAGTCAGAATGCGCAACATCATGAGTGTCGATTTTCCTTGTTGCCTAGCCATGATGAGCCCCAGTTCAGAATGAGCCCACCTGCCATCTGGTCTGACCTTGTGACCATGAATGCAGACATACCGCTGCCATTCCATGAGGTTGATGCCCAGTTCGGTGGCAAGGTCGATCATGTCTTGACCCTTTGAAGGTAAATCAGTCAGTTTTGAATGAATTCGTGGAGTTTGCACACCTCCTAATCCTGAATAGGTCGGATCACTTAGGATCTCTCCCGTTTGTAGATTAATCAAAGCGATTCAGTCTGAGCGTGGGCGATCGAGGTGTTTTGTGGGTTAGAAAAGGAACGGGGGGTCGGTGGTGTCCTATCGCTCACAAAAAAACGCCCACCCTTAGATAAATTACATCTGCTGCATGATGCAACTAAATTATCATCACTATCAAGCCCACCTAAACGCCTTGGTATAACGTGGTCAACAGTTGTAGCTTCTTGATTGCAATACTGGCAAATGAACTGATCCCTGCGCAACACCCTAGATCTTATTGATCTCCAATGCCTAGTGGATCCAGTAGATCGTAGAGCTGACTTGCTCATTAATACCAACCCTTAATCTTATGATGTTGTAATGCTTTACAAGGCTCATCATACCTGTGTTTAATATAAGCCAATCCTCTGTCAATCTGTTTAATAGGATTCTTTTCTTTAAGCCCTAGTATTTGAGGAATTCCAAACGCACTTGATTTAGGGTTCTTAGCCTTGTAGTTCCATCTACTCTCTTTATGCCATAACTCATCTAAACAATAGAACTCAGTAAATGAATGATTAAGCTCTATAAAAGCATATTGTTTCAATGTATTTACAGACCAAGATTTAGCAACGGAATCATCTTTTAAAAGGCTTATGTTCAAGACTATGAACAGAGGTATCACCAAACCAAACCTTGCGATCTTTCTGCTTCGCAGATCGCCCTTTCGCTCTGAAAGCGAATTTGCGTTTAAGGGTATCA